TATACTAGAAGAGCATGCCGATGTGTATGTTACTTCATGGATAGGCGCTGCGGTTCGTGGTGGTGTATTTGATGAACAAAATGGATTGTTCTTTGAATTTGACGGACAGCAGATGTTTTGTGTTAGACGATCAGCAACGGATAATGTTGCGGGTACTGTTGCAGTAACTAAAGATAGCCCTGTCGTAACTGGGAGCAATACAAGATTTACTGAACAAGTTAGAGCGGGTGACAAAATTGTTATTCGTGGTATGACCCACTTTGTGACTAAAGTGGAATCTAATAGTACAATGTATGTCACACCAGACTATAGAGGCATTACAGCTAGTGGGATTCGTTCTCAAAAAGTTACAGAACTTAGAATTCCTCAAAGTAAATGGAATCTTGATAAAGCCGATGGTACAGGCCCATCTGGCTATAATTGGGACTTCAATACCATGCAGATGATTGGGATTGAGTGGTCTTGGTATGGCGCAGGCTTTGCGCATTTCATGGTTAGAGGCACAGATGGCAATTGGCTTTATATTCATAGAATTAAAAACAACAATGTTAATGATGAAGCATACATGCGTTCATCTAACTTGCCAGTTCGTTATTCTATTGACAATGACGCACCATTAACACATTTAACAAGTACAATTGACAGTAATGCTACAACGATTCCTGTAGCAAATCTGCAAGAATTTGCGGATACTGGTATGATTTATATTGATAATGAAGTTATCACATATACAGGTAGAAGTGTTACAGATGGTCCGGGTAACTTCACTGGGTGTACCAGAGAAGCAACCTTCCAACAGTATCTGCAGGGAACCACTAGCACCTTTAGTGCTGGTCCTAAAGTTCCACACAGTACAAACACTGGTATTTTGGAAATCTCTAATACATGTTCGCCTACACTGTCCCACTGGGGTAGTTCGCTTATTATGGATGGTGGTTTTGAAAGAGATAGAGGTTTTCTATTCACACATAAAGAATCTAACATTGATATCACCACTACACCCAAAACAGCATTCTGTATTAGACTTGCGCCTTCTGTGAGTAACGCTTTGACAGGAAGGTTGGGTGCCAAAGAGCTCCTCAATAGATCTCAAATGTTAGTTGAAGAGGTTGCAGTTTCAGTTGGCCGTTCAGGGGGCTTCTTTTCGTCAGTTGGTGAAATTGTGGTTGAAGGTATTCTTAACCCAAGAAACTTTTCAGATGCTAATTGGCAAGGACTGAATGCAGCAAGTAGAGGGGGGCAACCTTCATTTGCTCAAATTGCGGCGGGTAATGGCATTACTTGGACTACTGGAAACTATGCAACTCCGGGAGAACTAATTTTCTCATATGTTGCGGCTTCATCGAACTCTGGTTCTGTTGTGTCTAATTTGAATTTGACAAAACTTAAAGAAATGTCGGGAGCGCCACTAGGTGGAGATTTTATGTATCCAGACGGTCCTGATATTCTTGCGATCAACATTTATATGATTTTTGGTAGTTCTAAAGGATCTGTCGCTTTGCGGTGGATTGAAGCACAAGCATAGGAAATTTATAAATGGTACAAAAGCTCAGTGATTTTCTCGGAACGTCTTTAAGAGAAACTGCGGTTGATTCCGCAGGGGTACGAGTAATTGTACAGAGCGAGACGATCTTACTAGACTCTAGCACTAGTGGTAATTATCTCAAATCTTTAACAGGTGGCGCAGGGTTGGATGTTTCCTCCCCTGCCCACGCTCTTGAAGCGACTATCACAATTGATAGTGATCATATCGCCACAAGAACTGGAACTCAAACACTAACTAATAAAACATTAAACTTGACTAACAATACTCTTACGGGTACTTTGGGACAGTTTAATGCAGCGGTTTCTGATGATAATTTAGTGGGGCTTGGCGCATCTCAAACACTAACTAATAAAACATTAACATCCCCCACTATCACTCAACCTACGATTACTGGCCCTGCATCCATTACTGATGTCAGCACATTCGGGTTAAGAGATACGACAACAACTTCATTTGAAACTCGAATTGTTTCTAATAACGCAGCCCCCATTTTAACTGCAGATAGAACATTAACACTTGATGTTAATAATGCCAATAGAACTATTAGTTTAACTGGTAATTTAACTTTAGGTGGAAATCTTACCACCAGCGGGGCCCATGTAACAACACTTACGACAAGTGGTGCGACCAGTCTTAACTTACCCACAAGCGGCACTCTGATTTCCAAAGATGGATCTGGAGATTTTACAATTGCGGGGACCATGACAGGCGATGTTGATAGATCCGCAGTGGCCCCTGTGGTCGCAGGTACTTATGGATCTGTATCAGAAATACCTATAATAACGGTTGATGCTAATGGATATGTCGATAGTGTCGGCACTGCAACCGTGGCTGGTGTTACTGGTGTATCCTATAATACCTCTGATGGGGTGCTTACTGTACAAACTGCTGCTGAAAACTTTAGTGATTCTATTACACTTGCGCCGTTCTCTACAACCGATCTTTCTGAGGGTACTAATCAATACTTCACACAAGCAAGAGCACGGGCAGCATTTAGCGTTCAAGACAATGGTGGTTTTGGATCATTATCATATGTTCAAGCTACTGGGTCTGTCGAGTACACAGGACCTTCTGCGGCGGATATTAGAGGAAATCTATCAGGAAGCACTGGTATTACATATAATAGTGGTACTGGTGCTATTAGTATTACCAATACAGGTGTTTCTGCTGCAAACTATGGCAGTGCAACACAGGTAGCAGACATTACAGTAAATGCTCAAGGGCAAATTACAAGTGCAAGTGCAGTAAGTATTCAAGGTATTGATGCTGTCTCTTGGGATTCTGCAAGTGATCAACTTACAATAGGCACACCAAGTGGGACTGATTTTACAGTAACTCTTAATTCACTTGGGGGCGAAGCTCCTAGTTACTATCGTATTGATGTGTACAATGCTGCTGGAACTCTTTTGAACTGATATAAATACTGTTAAAATAGGAATGAAAAATGGCAAATCCCAGCTCAAGACAAGGTTTGATTGATTACTGCTTACGCAGATTGGGTGATCCTGTCATCGAAATCAATGTGGACGAAGATCAAATCGAAGATAGAGTTGATGAGGCGTTGCAATACTATAGAGAGTATCATTCAGAAGGTACCTATAGAGGCTACATTCAACACCTAGTCACAGAAGATGACATTACTAATAAATATATTCCAATCTCTAATAATGTGCAACAGGTAACTAAGCTGTTTAAAATGGATGCGGGTGTGTATTCTCGAAATATGTTTAGTGTGAAATATCAAATGCACTTAAATGATATTGCTAATATGCACTCCTATATTGGAGACTTGGCGTATTATGAGCAGGTAATGCAATATGTTTCTCTTCTTGATATGAGATTAAATGGCTCTCCCCAAGTTGACTATGTGAGAAAACAAAACAGACTTTATATTCATGGTAACTTCGAAGATGAGGATGTTAAGGTTGGTGAGTACCTGATTGCAGAAGTTTATAGTATTATCGATGAGGGTGATCATACCAAGGTATGGAATGATATGTGGTTGAAAGAGTTCACAACACAACTTCTGAAATTACAGTGGGGATCTAATCTGATTAAGTTTGAGGGTATGCAGATGCCCGGGGGTGTCACACTTAATGGCAGACAGCTATATGAAGACGCAATGCAGGAACTGGAAAGACTTAGAGAGAAGCTAAGGAATGACCATGAATTACCTGTAGACTTTTTTGTAGGATAGTAAATGGCTACTAATCAGTATTTCAGCCAAAAGGTACAATCTGAACAAGGTCTTTATGAGGATATAGTCATAGAGTCTTTGAAGATGTACGGCCAAGACATCTACTATCTACCAAGAGATATAGTAAATGAAGATAAGATCTTTGGGGATGACGTTCCGTCTAGATTTAATTCATCTTATAAGATTGAGATGTATATTGAAAACACTGAAGGGTTTGATGGGGAAGGAGACTTGTTCACAAAGTTTGGTGTTGAGATCAGAGATCAAGCAACATTTGTTGTTGCAAGACGCAGATGGACCCAAACTGTAAATAGATATGATAATGACATATCTGGGGATCGGCCACGAGAGGGCGATTTGGTTTATCTTCCATTGTCGAATTCTATGTTTCAGGTTATGGCGGTTGAACATGAGCAACCATTCTATCAGATAAGTAATCTTGCTACATATAAATTAAGATGTGAGTTGTTTGAATATAATGATGAAGACTTTGATACAAATATTGATGCTATTGATGGCATTGAACGGTCTTATGCATATGAGTACAATTTGGTACTGGATAGTGCAGGTGGTGGGTTCACAATAGGCGAAACTGTTAATCAGTCACTGTCTGGTGGCGTCACGATGTCAGGTGAAGTGTCCAAATGGAATGATTCCGATAATACACTAAGCCTTATTCATATTGGTGGAGATGATGGCAACTACCATGAGTTTGTTTCTGGTAGAGTTGTTGTGGGAACTACTGATCTAGATTTAAGTGGAACAAAGGCCAATGCACTCGTTAATAGTGTATCCGAGGACAATCAAATAAGTCAAAATGAACAGAACACAGACTTTAGTACGATAGGGGCAGACTTCTTAGACTTCAGCGAAGGAAACCCATTTGGCGACCCGGAGAATAATTAATGAGTGATATGTTTGATTTTGGTTTTACGGCGGTCAATGAAGATGAGTTGGAAGCGGTACAGAAAGTTTCTGCCACTGCAACATCATCTGAAGACAGACTAAATAAGCTATATAATGCTATTACGCCTCTTTTAAATAATCTAAAACAAAATCCAGAAAAAGATTATATTCTTTGGCCCAATAGATTAGCTAAAGTAGAAGAGTTTGAGACTCATCTACAAAAAATATATGAAGGTCAATAGATGTTTGGAACTCATTTTTACCATCAACGTATTAGAAAGAGCGTAGCAGTATTCGGCACACTCTTCAATAATCTTTATGTATTACGAAAAGATGGCACAGGTCAAGTTATAAGTCAAGTTAAAGTTCCATTGTCGTATGGGCCTAAAAGAAAATTTCTGGAACGCATTAGAGAAAATCCGGATCTTGACACCGACACAAAGGTTGCCATAAAACTTCCTAGAATGTCGTTTGAAATTGTTGGTATCACATATGATGCTCAAAGACAACTACAAAAATCAAATCAGTTTACACAGGCGGGGTCATCTGGTAGTCTTAGAAATAAATTCTATAGCTTTGTGCCATATAATATATCATTTCAGTTGAGCATATATGCTAAAAGTCAAGACGATGCCTTACAGGTTGTTGAGCAAATCATGCCGTACTTCAACCCACAGTATACATTGTCTATCAAACCATTTGCTGCATATCCTGAAATTAAAGAGGATGTGCCTATTTCTCTTACGGGTGTAGATTTCTCTGATGACTATGAAGGTGCACTTGAGCAACGCAGAACAATTATTTACACACTTACCTTTGATATGAGAGCAAACTTCTATGGACCAATAACAGAAGTTGGCGTTATCCGTACATCTATTAATAACCTATATAATCAAGAAGCAGGACTTCTAGATTCAGATTTACAGATCGGAAGACTAACTGTAACAACCGATCCAGCAGACGCATCGGCAGATAGTGACTATGGATTTAATGAAACCTTGGATTTAATATATCCATTTGATAGTGCATAAAATGACAAAAGATAGTGATAATGTAGATAATGATTTCGAATTTGCTAGAAAAACCTATTATGACTTATTAGTCAAAGGGTCAGAAGCACTTGAAGAAATGATGGAAGTCGCAAGAGCCACTGAACATCCTCGGGCATTTGAAGTGCTATCGGGTATGATGAAAAATGTTGCAGATGTTAACGGAAATCTTTTAGATCTACATAAAAAGAAACAAGACTATCATAAAGTAAATGCACCACCACAAGGGCAAATACCCCAAACGACAAATAACAATGTGTTTGTGGGGTCAACAGCTGACCTACAAAAGATGTTAATGAAAGACGTGACTCCAGATAAGGATATATGATATGACAATGAATGACACATATAATGGAAATCAACAGGTAAAGCGTGATGGCGTTGTGCAGGGATGGACAAATGATGATTTGTCTGAGTATTCAAAGTGTATGAATGATCCTGCATACTTTGCAACACAATATTGTAAAGTTATCAACCTAGATCGTGGGTTGGTGCCTTTCGATCTATATCCATATCAAAAGAAAATGTTTAATCATTTTAAAGATAATCGTTTTTCTATTGTTCTTGCGTGTCGGCAGTCTGGAAAATCAATTAGTTCTGTTGCATATCTTCTATGGTATGCTATTTTTCACCCCGACAAAACTGTGGCGGTACTAGCCAATAAGGGTGCAACAGCAAGAGAAATGCTCGGAAGAGTTACTTTGATGTTGGAAAACCTACCGTTCTTTCTACAGCCCGGAACTAAAGCACTTAACAAAGGGTCTTTAGAGTTTTCTAATAATAGTCGTATTGTTGCTGCTGCAACATCCGGTTCTTCTATTCGTGGTATGTCTGTAAACCTTTTGTATCTTGACGAATTTGCATTTGTTGAAAAAGCTGCGGACTTCTATACTTCAACATATCCTGTTGTGTCCTCTGGTAAAGATACTCAAATTATCATCACTTCTACTGCAAATGGTATTGGTAATATGTTCCATAAGATTTGGGAAGGTGCCACTCAGAAAGTGAATGAATTCAAACCATTTAGAGTTGATTGGTGGGATGTACCGGGGCGTGATGAGGAATGGAAGAATAAAACTATTTCCAATACTTCTCAGTTACAATTTGATCAGGAATTCGGAAATACGTTCTTCGGTACTGGCAACACTCTTATCGCTGCCCATATATTACTAGAACAACAAGCGCAATCACACATAGAGGTGTTAGAGGGTGGTGATCTATTAATATATGAAAAGCCAGACAACACACACAATTATGTTATGACTGTTGATGTTGCGAAGGGTAGAGGACAGGACTATTCTACATTTAATGTGATCGATATTAGCCAAAGACCTTTTAAACAGGTTGCTGTTTATCGCTGTAATACTATCTCGCCCATACTCTACCCAACAATTATTTATAAGTATGCGACTTTGTATAACGAAGCATATGTCATTGTAGAATCTAATGACCAAGGTTCTCTGGTCACAACTGGACTGTATCAAGACTTGGAATATGAAAACCTGCACATGGATTCTTTCATCAAAGCAGATCGTATTGGTGTTGAGATGAACAGAAAAATAAAACGTATTGGATGTTCTGCTATTAAAGACATCATTGAAAATGGTAAGCTACATATCATAGATCCTCAGACAATCCAAGAGATGTCAACATTTGTCGCAAAGGGTGTTTCATTCGAGGCATCTGAAGGGAACCATGACGACTTAATGATGAATTTAGTGATGTTTGGATACTTTGCAGTGGGTAATAACTTTGAAGAACTAACGGACGTTAACCTGAAAGAGATGATGTTCGACCAGAGAATGAAAGAGATTGAAGACGATGTTGTACCATTTGGATTTATAAATGATGGTCGAGATGAGGACGAAGCAGTGCTAGAGGAAGACATGGGTGTATGGGAAGTCGATAGAGGATGGGAATTAGATCGTAGTTTTTAATTATTATAAATACTTGTAATTGAAAATAACCGTATCATGATAACATATAATTCGACACTGGAAAAGGAATTAATAAATGGCAATAGGCGCACCTTCCGAATCCCCAGCCATTATCGTCAAAGAGGTAGATTTAACAGGTGGCGTTCCTAACGTTCAATCTACTACTGGCGCATTTGCTGGGAGTTTCCGTTGGGGTCCGATGGAAGAGGCTACTTTGGTAGACACTGAGGCTACACTAGCTTCAACTTTCGGCGCACCCGACAATACACACGCAGTAGATTTTCATACTGCATCAAGTTTCCTGAGCTATGCAAATGCTCTGCAAATTTCAAGAATTGCTGATTCTGGAGCACTAAACGCTACAGATGATAGCGGTACCGCAGCACTCATTAAAAACGATGATGCTTGGGACAATGGTTCGTGGACAGGCGATGTTTTTGCTAAACATGCAGGTACCTTGGGCAACTCTCTAAAAATTCAAGTGGCAGGGCCAGTATCTTGGGCAACCGCTGGTGCATCTTTTCAAGCACAGTTTGACGGGGCTCCAGCTGGAACTGAACGTCACATCTTGGTAACTGATGAAGACGGTGTTATCACTGGTACAGTTGGAGCAGTTCTTGAAAGATTCTCTTATGTATCAAGCTCAACATCCGCAACCCTTGCTGATGGTTCTACAAATTACGAAAAGAACGTAGTCAATAGACAATCCAACTACATTCGTGTTAATGCAGCAGCACTAGACTCTAATGCAGCAATTTCACTGCAAAGTGGTGCAGACGGAACTAGAACCACTGGAAATGTTCAAACTGCTCTTGATGTATTCAATGATAAAGACACCATCACTGTGGACTTTATGATTGCACCAAATATGGCAAATGCTTCAGATCAGCAAACTATTGTTAATGACATGGTAGTAACAGCTGGCACAACTCGTAAAGATTGTGTTGTAATCACATCACCATCAAGTGCATCTGTTGTTGGTGTTGCAGATCCAGTATCCGCATCAGTCACAGAAGCTGCTAGTTACACATATAGTTCCTATCTTTTCGTCGATAATAACCATTTGAAAGTATACGATAAGTATAACGACAAATATATTAACATCCCCGCTTCTGGTTCAACAGCTGGTATTATGGCCGCATCTGATGCTAATTCAGCACCATGGTTTTCTCCTGCAGGATCACGGCGTGGAGCTTATTTGGGCGTAACATCACTGGCGTATACACCAACAAAAGCCCAAAGAGACACTCTTTATAAAGCTGGTATCAACCCAATTGCAAACTTGCCGGGACAAGGTATCCTACTTTATGGTGATAAAACTCACTTGAATAGACCTTCGGCCTTTGATCGTATCAATGTTCGTAGACTATTCAATGTAGTAGAAAGAGCTGTGTCTCTTGCCGCTAGAAACACATTGTTCGAATTGAATGATGAGTTTACCCGTGCAGAGTTTGTAAACATCACAGAGCCTTTCTTGAGAGAGATTAAAGGGCGCAGAGGTATCACAGACTTCCGTGTTGTATGTGATGAAACTAACAACACCCCAGCTGTTATAGATAGAAATGAGTTCATTGCTAATATCTTCATTAAGCCAGCCCGTTCAATCAACTACATTACTCTAAACTTTGTAGCGGTTAGATCCGGTGTTGACTTCGAAGAAGTCGCTGGCTTATCGGTATAAGGAGATAAAAAATGGCAATACTAGGCGTAGATGATTTTAAAGCCAAGTTGCGTGGCGGAGGGGCAAGACCAAACCTCTTTAAAGCTACGATTAACTTTCCCGGCTATGCAAACGGTGATGTAGAACTTACATCATTCCTGTGCGAAGCGGCACAACTTCCCGCTTCCACAATAGGTACAATTATTGTTCCTTTCCGTGGCAGACAGTTAAAGATGGCAGGAGACCGAACATTCGAAACATGGTCCCCTACTATTATTAATGATACAGACTTTAATGTTCGTGACGCAATGGAGCGTTGGATGAATGGTATGAATGCACACTCTGCAAATACTGGTCTAACTAACCCTGTTGATTACGAAGCAGATCTTCTTGTTGAGCAACTCGATAAGGATGGTTCTACATTGAAGACTTATAACTTCCGTGGATGTTTCCCAACAGCAGTTTCTGCTATTGACTTGAATTACTCGTCAGAAAATGAAATCGAAAGATTTACTGTTGAGTTCCAAATGCAATATTGGGAATCTCAAACCACTTCTTAATGTGGTATAAATAAAGAGTAAGAGGGACTGTAATGGTCCCTCTGAAACATTAGATTAGGAATTAAGATGGCATCAGATTCACTTACATTATTTGGTTTTGAAATCAAACGTGCAAAAGATAAGAAAGAGGAAAAACTTTCCTCTATTGTGCCTCCCACTGATCAGGATGGCGCAGGATACGTTACTGCGGCTGGTGCCCATTATGGCACTTATGTAAATATTGGTAGCGAAGATCAGGGTAAAGATAACCTACAAAATATTAAACAGTACCGTGGTGTTGCAACACATCCTGAAGTTGACGCTGCTATTGAAGACATTGTAAATGAATCTGTTATTTCAGGTGAGGGGCAATCTTCTATTAGTCTGGTTTTAGACAAGGTTGAAGGTGTAAGTGATTCACTTAAAAAACAAATTACAGATGAATTTGAAAATATCGTTTCTATGTTAGAATTTAACAATGTCGGGCATGACATGTTCCGCCGTTGGTATGTTGACGGTAGATTGTATCACCATCTTGTCGTTGACGAAAAGAATCTTAAAGCTGGTATTCAAGAAATTAGAAATATCGATGCAGCTAAGATTCGTAAAGTCAAGGAAGTAAAAAAGAAAAAAGATTCACAGACTGGCGTAAGTCTTGTTGAAAGTGTAAATGAATTTTACATATATCAAGAGACTCCGGGGGCTCAATCTCAGGGGGTGAAGCTCTCTCCAGATTCAGTTTCATATGTAACTTCGGGTCTTTTGGATGTTGATCGCAAAAGAGTAGTATCTCATTTACATAAGGCCTTAAAGCCAATTAACCAATTGCGCATGATGGAAGACTCACTGGTCATCTACAGACTAGCTAGAGCACCTGAAAGACGCATTTTCTATATCGATGTTGGTAACTTGCCCCGTGGTAAAGCCGAAACATATATGAAAGATATTATGGCTCGTTACCGTAATAAACTTGTATATGATGCCGACACTGGTAAAATTAGAGATGACCGTAAGCATATGTCAATGCTTGAGGATTTTTGGTTGCCACGTAGAGAAGGTGGTAGAGGTACTGAGATATCAACACTTCCCGGTGGCGAAAATCTTGGACAGATTGATGACATCATCTATTTCCAAAAGAGGCTATACCGTTCTCTTAATGTCCCTCTCAATAGACTGGAGCAGGAAGCACAGTTCTCTTTGGGTAGATCAACAGAAATCTCCAGAGACGAAGTTAAATTTCAGAAGTTTATTGATAGGCTTCGCAGTAGGTTTGCAACTCTATTTACAGATATTCTGAAAAAACAACTAATCATGAAGGGTCTAATCACAGAGGATGATTGGAACCAGTGGCATAATGATATTCATGTTGACTATATACGAGATAATCATTTTACTGAACTTAAAGACGCAGAACTATTGGCTAACCGTTTACAGACTATGGATCAAGTATCTCAATATGTCGGAGAGTATTTCTCTAAAGAATGGGTAATGAAGAATGTTCTACAACTAGAAGATGATGATATTAAAAATATGAAAGATCAGATTGCACAGGAAGTACAGTCTGGCGAACTAGATACAAATGAGGATGAAAAACAATGAGTATGACACCAGACACTAAATTGAATGATTTTATTAATGCTATTTCGGATCAAGACTTTAATAAAGCCGCTCCGACATTTCATGAGATTTTAGCGGATAAAATGAGTGATGCATTAGAGCAAGAAAAAATCAATATGGCAGACCAAATGTTTAATGGTGCTGAGGCAGAATTGGATGATGATGACCCGTCTGAAGAAGATGTTGAAGCCGCTCTTGATGAGCTAGAAGACGAAGACTGATGCCAAAAAACTACAATGTATAAATAAAGTAAAAGTGATACACATGACAAAAACATTTAAAGATATCAGAGAAAAAACAAGTGTGGTGTTGGATACTAAGATTAACCGCATCCCTGTTAAAATCTCAAAAGATAAAAATGCATTTGTCGTGTATATCGACGGCGACATGCTCGATAGCTATAAAACTCAGAAAGAAGCTGAGAAAATGGCCAAAGAGTTTGTTAAGCAATATAAGGGTTGATAGATGAAGCTGATTACTGAATACAAAGAGACAGATGTTCAGTGCATCGTCGAAAAGAAAGAGGATGGTACCAAAACTCATGTAATTGAGGGTATCTTCGCTATGGCTGAATCTAAAAACAGAAATGGGCGCATTTACCCACAGAGCATTATGGAAAATGCTGTAAGTAAATACGTCACAGAACAGGTTTCCAAGAACAGAGCGGTGGGGGAATTAAATCACCCTGATGGCCCGACTGTTAACTTGGATAAAGTATCCCATCTTATTACGGACCTCAAAATGGAGGGAAAGAATGTGATGGGTAAGGCACGTATATTGGATACTCCAATGGGCAATATCGTAAAAGGTTTGCTTGAAGGTGGTGTTCAACTAGGTGTCTCAACTCGTGGTATGGGTAGCCTTGAGCAACGTAACGGTACTATGTACGTCAAAGATGACTTTATGCTTAATACGATTGATATCGTACAAGACCCCTCCGCACCTAACGCTTTTGTTAATGGTATTATGGAAGGTGTAGATTGGGTCTGGAATAATGGCATCATTGAAGCTCAAGAAATTGAAAAGATAGAGACTGAAATAAAAAGTGCTCCACGTTCTGATCTTTACGAAGTTCAGACTCGTGAGTTTAAAAATTTCCTCTCGTTATTGAAAACTAACTTATAGGAGTCAAACATGACTGATCAACTAGAAGGACAGGATGTAGAGCTCGACGAGGAAATCGAAGAAGCTCACGATCCAAAAAATGCGGAAGCACAATCAGTAGCGTCTGTTGATGCTGCTGAAGACAAAGCACCCAAAGCTAAGAAGCGTAAAGGTGACAAGGCGAATAGCCAACCGTCTGATTTAAAAAATACTGCTATGAAAGCCGAGTCTGTCGATATCGATGGAAATTTCAGTGAAGACTTGAATGCTTTGGTAGAATCTGAGGCTACTCTTTCAGAAGAGTTTAAAGCCAAAACAGCTATTATTTTTGAAGCAGCGGTAAAATCCAAAATCTCTGAAGAGATCAATCGTTTGGAAACTGAATATCAAGAACAACTTGATGAAGAAATTCAGAATACAAAAGTAGATCTTGAGGAGAAAGTGAATAGCTACCTTAACTATGTGGTTGAGCAATGGATGGAAGACAACAAACTGGCAATCCAGTCTGGTCTTCGCTCAGAAATCGCAGAAGGATTTATGGACAAGTTGAAAGACCTGTTTGTAGAATCTTATGTCGAAGTCCCTGAGTCCAAAATCGACCTAGTTGACGAATTAGCTACTGCAAACGAAGAGCTCGAAGAGCAATACAATGAAGCAGTAGCTAAAGCTATGGCAATCTCAGAAGAACTAGACCAATATAAGCGTGAAGCTATCATTCGTGAAGCGTCCCGTGATCTAGCTGAAACTCAGGTTGAAAAGCTCACCAAACTAGCAGAATCTGTAGATTTTGAATCAGAAGAGGCATTTGCAGCTAAAGTTGCAACTCTGAAAGAATCATATTTCTCACAGAAAACTGCCACATCTATTATCGCAGAAGAAAGTGAAGATGACACAGCCGATGAAGCTGTAGAAACTTCAGCGATGATGGAACAATATTTAACAGCCCTAAGAAAAACAACAAAGTAAGTAGGAGATCCAATAATGGAAACTTATGATCGTCTCGTAGAGAAATGGTCTCCCGTATTGAACGAGGAAACCGCAGGCGCAATTACAGATAACCACAAACGTTCTGTAACTGCTGCTGTTCTTGAAAACACAGAAAAAGCCCTGCAAGAGCAAGGCCTTATGGAAGTAGCTGCAAACGCAGCGGGTGCAGGTACTGTTGCATCTGGTGGCGCAGCTGATAACTGGAACCCAATCTTGATTTCATTGGTACGCCGTGCTATGCCTAACATGATGGCATATGACGTATGTGGCGTTCAGCCAATGTCAGGCCCAACAGGCTTGATCTTTGCAATGAAGTCCAAGTACAAAACAACTAAAGCTGGCGTGTCTAATGGTGACGAAGCTCTGTTCAACGAAGCAGCCGTGGGCTTCTCCGGTGACTCTTCGACAACTGCAAACGGTTCCGCATCTGGTCTGTCCGGTGTGTCCGACACAAACGCCGATGGTACACTGGTCGACTCTGGTGCGACTTATGTACCAACAACAGGTGACGCATACACAACAGCAGAAGCAGAAGCACTGGGCGTATCCGGTGGCGAAGCATTTGCTGAAATGGGTTTCACCATTGAAAAAGCAACTGTGACAGCAAAGTCACGTGCATTGAAAGCCGAGTACACACTTGAGCTTGCACAAGACCTGAAAGCTATTCATGGTTTGGACGCAGAGACAGAATTGGCAAACATCTTGTCAACAGAAATCTTGGCAGAAATCAACCGTGAAGTTATCCGTACAATCAACGCACAAGCTAAAATCGGCGCACGTCAAGCCAATGTTACCACAAAAGGTATCTTTGACTTGTCAAGCGATGCTGATGGCCGTTGGTCTGCAGAGAAGTTTAAAGGTTTGGGTGTACAGCTTGATCGTGAAGCTAACACAATTGCTAAAGAAACACGCCGTGGTAAAGGTAACTTCATCATCTGTTCCTCAGATGTAGCAAGTGCTTTGGCAGCTTCTGGTATGCTCGATTATTCCCCTGCATTGTCAACAAACTTGAATGTTGATGACACAGGTAACACATTCGCAGGTGTCCTTAATGGCCGCATCCGTGTGTATATCGATCCATATGCAGCAACAGACTATATCAACGTAGGCTATAAGGGTACTAACCCATATGACGCTGGTGTGTTCTATTGCCCATATGTACCTTTGACAATGGTTCGTGCCGTTGGTGAGAATGACTTCCAGCCACGTATCGGGTTTAAAACTCGTTATGGCATGGCGTCTAACCCATTCGTAGGTGCCGCACCTGCAGATGGTCTTGCTACTAACCGTACAAACCAATACTACAGAATCTTCCGTGTAGACAACATCTTGACATAAGATCAAGTGTCATCGGATAAACTTAAAGGGGCCTTCGGGCCCCTTTTTTTATTTAATATTCAAATCCTTTTCTCTGTAAAACCCTCAATGGGCTGCTGTCAAAATCATCTCCACTTCTCATCTCAACATATTCTTCGACGGTGAAGTTTTTAATGAGAAACTTTTTGAACGCACCCATTTTGACAGGGCTTCCACTATACTTAAAACGAGCAATGAAGAGATCAATACCACGTCCGACATTTGAAGGATGCACACCTTCTTTATTAGGATATACTGGCCGACCTGCATAGTCGCCTCGATACATTAGGTATCCACCGTGATATTCAAAGTCAGATTTATTAAACTGTGTCATATGATTCTCACTCTCTCTTGATTACATACTATAATTAACAATAAAATACGCCTCTGTCAAGTGTATAAATAGAAGCATATAAAGTTTTTTAGGGACAGCCAATGCCTATATTAAATCCAAGCTTAGAAGTGGATGTAAATTCAGCATCTTCAGGGTTGAATAATATCAACTATCTGCAACCGAATGCATTTAAACTTACTATTGATAATAAGCATTTTCAAAACTTAGAGTTTTTCTGTCAAACGGTTATGCATCCATCACTATCCTCTAATCCAGTAGAGATGCCATACAAGCGCATCACATCTGTGCCTTTCACTGGGGATAAATTAACATTCGGTGAACTCACTGCTATGATTATTGTAGATGAGAATCTGAATTCTTATATAGAAATGTATAATTGGCTGCAGAGAACTATTGAACAAGATGACACAACACCATTAAATAGGACATCTGCGAGACCTCCGACATATGCGGATATTACACTATCTATTCTCAGTAGTCATAATAATACCACTAGACAGATTAGATATATAGATAGTCTTCCAACAAGTTTGGGTGATATGGCACTAGAATCTACAGCTGGTGATGTGACATTTATTACATTTCCGGCCACGTTTAGATTTTCGTATTTTGAGCTAAGATAATAAATGGCAAGTCATCGGGAATTGCATAGAATTTTTTGGATGGTTAAAGGGCATGTCGGAGATGATGAGACAGTATTAAAATCCTACAATGGTTACTTCAAAAGGTTATGGGGTAATCATGAGGCATGTTATCGTGAAGAAGGTTTTGAGGAAGCATATAATGAAAAATTTGGAAGAGATATTAAATGAGTGGCAGATCGATTGTGAAATACCAAGAAATGATCTAGCAGAAACGTCGAGACAAACGCCGACACTACATGCAAAGTATTTAAGTATTCTATCGACATATAAGTTACGCCTTAGAAAAGCTGAGATGGATCAAAAATCTTTGCTAAAAGACAAGTGGCTATACTACAATGGCAAAATGGATAAAGACGCCATAGATGCCCGTGGGTGGCCATATGATCCCCTTGGAGGCCTCAAAGTTTTAAAAGGGGACATGGACTACTATTATAATTCTGATGAAGATATTCAAGCGTCTGAGTTAAAAATAGAGTATCTGAAATCATGTATAGATACACTAAAAGATATCGTAGATGCTTTGAAATGGCGTCATCAAACTATTGGTAATATTATAAAATGGAAAGTGTTTGAAGCTGGTGGTTGATTTTACAGTAAGACTTAAAGATTATAGTATGATGTATATAGACTGTGAGCCCGGTCTAGCCTATGAATTGTCTGACTATTTTTCTTTTTATGTTCCTAATTATAAGTTCATTCCTGCATATAAGAATAAATTGTGGGATGGTAAGATCCGATTATTCAATCGCATGACTGGCGAATTGAATGCAGGATTATTTGTGTACCTCTTGAAGTTCTGTTCTGAACGGGGTTATTCTGTTGACACAGAAGAAACTGACTATGGACTTCCGATATCATCTAAGAAAATAGACACATACGAGTTTAATAATTTCTTAGAGAAAATTGGTCTTCCATTCATGCCTCGTGAATATCAGTATGATGCAGTCATTACAGCACTTCAACGTTCAAACGCTATCTTGTTGTCTCCTACAGGCTCTGGTAAGTCTTTTATCATGTACCTATTGATGCAATACTACAGGGCTTTTCTAAACACTAAAAATCAAAAAGTCCTAATCATCGTACCGACCACATCACTTGTTGAACAGCTGACAAGCGACTTTAAGGAATATGGTATGGATGTAGAAAAAGACATACACAAAATATATTCTGGTAAAGACAAGATCACCAAAAAGAATGTGATAATATCTACTTGGCAATCTATCTACAAGAACCCTAGAGCATGGTTTCAAAAGTTTGGCATGATACTTGGAGATGAGTGTCATGGTTTTAAATCAAAATCATTATCGTCTATTATGAATAAGGCAACAGAAGCTAAATATCGTTATGGGCTTACTGGCACCCTTGATGGTACGACCACGCATAAACTTGTACTAGAGGGTTTGTTTGGACCTGTACATAAAGTGACTAAGACTAAAAGCCTTCAAGAGGATGGTACTTTAGCCCCTTTGGACATTAAAGTTTTATTATTAGAATATTCTAAAGAAGTAAGGAAAGACTTTGGAAAAAAAACTTATCAAGAAGAGATTGAGTTTATTATTGGAAATAGTTCTCGTAACAGGCTCATTTCTAATTTGGCTTTGGCTTCTGATGGAAATACTTTGGTCTTATTCAACCGTGTGGATGCTCATGGAAAACCTCTCTATGAGATGATACTAAATAAGGCCAAAGAGGGAAGAAAGGTATTCTTTGTATCTGGTGAAGTTGCAACATCTGATAGGGAAGCAATTAGAAAAATTGTAGAAAAACAAAAAGACTCTATTATTGTTGCATCACTAGGGACATTTAGTACAGGGATTAATATTAAAAATCTGCACAATATTATATTCGCCTCTCCTAGTAAATCTCAAATTAAAGTTCTACAAAGTATTGGACGTGGGTTAAGACAATCGGAAGATGGTAGAGAAACCAGACTGTATGACATTGCAGATGATTTGCACTGGGGTAAACATAAGAACTTCACCTTGTTACATTCGGTAGAACGAGTAAAGATATACGAAGCTGAAGAGTTTAAATATAAAATGATAAAGGTAAATATATAATGTCTGATATTAAACAGTTCAAACTAACCAGTGGTGAGGAACTTGTCTGCGAAGTCGTCGAATGGGCAGATGATAACTATTCTGATCTTGTAGTAAGAAGATGTTTTACTTTGAATACTGTCTTTGATGGTAGAGAAACTAAGTATTATACCTTTAGAAGTTATATGGCTTTACAGGAAGGAAAGGAAATGTTTATTACTATTAACTGTAATAATATTTTGTCTGAAGCCAACCCAAATGAAATCCTAATAAAACACTATAAAGAAGCCGTTAAAAGATCTGAAATAGAAGATGACAGTGAAGACCCTCTAGAATCTTTAAAGAATGAATACAGTGATTCTTCTGACACCATTATTAACTTTAGACCTAAGCCAGTGATTCACTAGGGTATTCACCCATCTCAAAGAACTCTTCTTAATTATAACAACATTTTTATATTTGTCAACCCCCTAAATGTAATTGACGTTAAAATAATTATATGATATACTACATTATAAAGTGAAGGAAGCCCAATGGCAAAGACCAAAAGAAAAAGTATTCATTATGTGAACAACAAAGACTTCTCTTACGCAGTGGTAGAGTATTGTAAAACTGTAGCAGAAGCAAAGGCAAATAGCCAGCCACTTCCTATTGTTACTGATTATATTGCTTCATGTTTTCTGAAGATTGCAGAAGGGCTATCTCATAAATCCAACTTTATAAGATATACTTACCGTGAAGAAATGGTAATGGATGCTGTGGAGAACTGCTTAAAGGCAATCGAAAACTATAACATTGAAGCGGCTACTCGTAGTGGAAACCCAAATGCTTTTGCATACTTTACACAGATTAGTTGGTATGCGTTTCTTCGACGCATTGCCAAAGAAAAAAAGCAACAAGATGTGAAATTGAAATATATTGCTTCATCTGGTATTGACGAGCATATTGTATCTAATGGCGAAGATGGATCTAACACGGTTGTTCTTGCGTATGTGGATCAGCTTAAAGATCGT